GTCATTATTCAAAAGACAGGTGGGAAGGAGCGTAATCACTCTAGTAGTGCGACCTTTGCTTTCCAAAGTTATGGCCCAACTATGCAGAAAGCTGCGGAGCTTAATGTGAAAGTGAAAAATGCTGTAAAAGAGTTGATTGAATTAGATTCAATCTGTGGTGTCCACCTGAACAGTGATTACAATTTTACGGACACTGAAACAAAACAATATCGATATCAAGCCGTATTTGATATTAATTATTTTTAAAAGGAGAAATTAAATGGCTACAGAAGCAAATGTAACGACTGCAAAACCTAAAATCGGAGGTGCGGTTTATTCTGCACCTCTTGGAACAGCACTGCCAACTGATGCAACTACAAAATTAGATGAGGCGTTTAAAGCACTAGGTTATATTTCAGAAGATGGTATGACCAATAGCAACTCCCCAGAATCAGAAAATATTAAGGCATGGGGTGGTGTCGTTGTAAGTTCAGTTCAAAAGGAAAAGACAGACACATTCAAATATATGCTGATTGAAGCATTGAATGTGGAAGTTTTGAAGGAAGTTTATGGATCAGATAATGTATCTGGGGACTTGTCATCAGGAATTACCATTAAGGCAAATTCAAAAGAATTGCCACATCATTGTCTTGTAATCGAAACAGTTCTAAAAGGTGGTGTACTTAAACGTATTGTTATCCCTTCAGGAAAAGTAACTGCCATCGATGAAATCACTTATAACGATGGAAGTGTTCTCGGATATGGTACGACAGTAACTGCCTTCCCTAACGCTGCTGACGACACACACTATGAATACATCAAAGGAGCTTAACTATGTCAAGACGAAATCGTAAGAAAAAAAATAACGGAGCAACCCCACATATTAAAACAATCCGTGGTGTGACTTCAACCGGATTTGCTTTTGAAATCACAAAAGAGCGCTTGGAAAACTATGAGTTGCTTGAAGTTATTGCAGAAGTAGATACAAATCCGGCAGTTTTACCAAAAGTGGTCAAACTTATGCTTGGTGACAAATCAGAAGATTTGAAAAACCATGTGCGGACTGCGGATGGCATTGTTCCTTTGGATAAAATGGGGGCAGAAATTAGTGAGATCTTTACAAGTCAGAACCAGTTAAAAAAATAGCGCTCCTTGCTAGAATGATTCAAACAGATGAAGATGCTCTTATTTGTGATTTAGCTGAAACATATGGGATTTTTGATTACAGACAGTTACCTGCTGACCAGGTAGCTGTTTTTGCTTTTGGTTTGAGAGATGATTCACGGATCAAACTAGCAATGACCAATAGCAAAGTTCCTTTTGAAACCTTTTTGCTTGCAGGCGTGCTTGATAGGCTTTCTGCTCTTGTGTGGTTTAAAACAACAGACGGTCAGAAAGGAATCAACAAACCATTAATGGTTGCAGAGGAGCTGGCAGGTAAAACTAAAGCTAAAGAAAGTAAGGAGATGATCTTTGATTCTGGTGAGGACTTTGAAGAATATCGTCAGCAAATTCTAGAAAAGATAGGAGGTGAGGATTAGTGGCGACAGAAATAGCACAAGCTTATGTACAATTGATACCATCAGCCAGAGGTATTACTGGTAAAATCCAATCAATCCTCGATCCTGAAGCGAGTGCAGCAGGACAAAGTGCTGGACAGTCATTGGGTTCTAGTCTTGTTGGTGTTATGACAAAGGTTATTGCAGCGGCAGGAATTGGCAAGGCCTTTTCGGCGGCTATCAGTGAAGGAGCAGCGCTTCAGCAATCACTTGGAGGTATCGAAACTCTATTCAAAGGTTCTGCTGACAAGGTGAAGGGATATGCTAATGAGGCGTACAAAACAACAGGTTTGTCAGCTAATGCCTACATGGAAAATGTGACAGGCTTCTCAGCTAGCCTCTTGCAATCTCTTGGTGGTGACACTAATAAAGCTGCTGAAACAGCAAACATGGCCATGATTGATATGTCAGATAATGCGAACAAGATGGGGACATCAATGGAGAGCATTCAGATGGCATATCAAGGTTTTGCAAAACAAAACTATACCATGTTGGATAACCTGAAGCTCGGTTATGGTGGTACAAAGCAAGAAATGGAGCGTCTTTTGAATGACGCTCAGAAGTTGACGGGTGTTAAGTACGACATTAACAACCTCTCAGATGTTTATAGTGCCATCCATGCTATCCAAGAAAATCTAGACATCACTGGTACAACTGCAAAGGAAGCGTCAACAACTTTCACAGGCTCTTTTGAATCCATGAAAGCAGCTGCTCAGAATGTGCTTGGGAAATTGGCTTTGGGTGAAGATATCAAGCCATCTCTTGAAGCGTTATTGAATTCAACAGAAATATTCCTTGTTGGAAATCTTGCACCGATGATTGGAAATATTTTAGCACAGCTACCAACACTATTAATGGGCGCTTTAAAGGGAGTTTTCACAAAATTATTCGGAGAAGGAATTGGGAGTGCACTAGCTGGAGTATTAACAACTTTGGCAGGTGCATTTGCTGGTTTTAAACTTTTTTCAGTGTTTTCTGGACTCCTTTCTGGTTTACCAGGGATTATTGCAACAGTTAAAACTGCGGTGACGGGCTTCTTTGCCCTTCTTAGCGCGAATCCAATAGGCATTGTAATTACTGCTCTTGGTGCTTTGGTTGCAGGGCTAGTATATTTCTTCACTCAAACAGAAACAGGTAAAGCAATATTCCAAGATTTCATGACATGGCTATCAGCAACATGGAATGAATTAGTACCAGTGCTTACTGAAGTATGGAACAATATAGTTACAGCTGCAACAACTGCATTGAATGCTTTGGTTGAATTTGTAACTCCGATTGTTCAAGAAGTAGCTGCATTTATCAAGACTGTTTGGGATGGTATCTCGGCATGGTGGACTGAAAATCAAGGATTGATTCAACAAACTTTTGAAACTGTATGGAACGCAATCCAGACGGTAATTCAGACTGTTATGCCGATTATTCAATCCATTATTGAAACAGCAATGAATATCCTTGCACCTTTTATTGAGACAACATGGAACAATATTTGCACAGTTGTGACAACTGTATGGGAATTGATTAAGATTGCTATTCAGACAGCTATGGACGTTATTGGTGGAATCATTACGGCTGTTATGGCTGTCATTAATGGTGATTGGGAAACTGCATGGAATGCAATCAAGAGCGTTGGGGAATCAATCTGGAATGGATTGTCCGCTGCAGGCCAAGCTATCTTTGATGGATTTTCTCAGATATTGTCTAACATCTGGGAAACTATTAAAAGTGTAGCAAGTTCTGCGTGGGAAACTTTAAAAGCTAGTGTACTAAGCATCATTGATAGTCTTGTGTCTGGAGCACAGAACGCATGGAACACTATGTCTGATGCTGTGTCTAGTCTTGTAAGTAATGTCACTGGTTTTTTCAATCAATTGTGGAATATTGATCTATATAGTGCAGGTCAAGCAATCTTACAAGGTTTCTTGAATGGTTTGCAGTCTATGTGGTCTTCTGTCACTGACTTTGTTGGTGGTATTGCTAGCTGGATTCGTGACCACAAAGGGCCGATTGAATATGACCGTAAACTCTTGATTCCTGCTGGTAATGCAATCATGAAAGGTTTAGACCAAGGATTGCAAGACCAGTTTAAAGATGTTAAGCAAACGGTCGGAGGTATGGCTGATGAAATTTCAGATGTATTTTCAGGGGACAGTCTGGATCTGAATTCCTCTGCATCTGTTACTAAAAACCTAGAAGCCCAGTTGGCTATGCCGTCAGCTCAATTTGAGGCCCATGAGAGTAAAACCGTGTCTGAGATAGCGATTCTGAGAACAAGTATGGAGAGAATCCTTACTGCTATCCTTGAAAAATCGTCAGACGTTTATCTGGACAATGACATTATCTCACTCAAAACCTATGAACAACATGGGGCCATCTATGCAAGGAGGGGAATTTAATGGATTATATGATCATCAATGGTTTTAACATCTCAACCCTTCCTGGTTGTGTTGTGACTGACTTTGGGAAGGTGGAGGCTGCTAAGCCAAAAGGAGAGAAGGCAACTATTTATGGAGTCAATGGTAGTTACCGTGTGTTAGACGGTTCTTTCGACAGTTACGAAAGGACCTTCACTCTCCACGTTAAAAAAATGGTTGAGATTTCAAGTATTCTTGATAAATTTCAATCGAATGATAATGTTTTGGAATTTAGCTATCAGCTTGGCTCATTGTTTTATGCTAACTTTGTGACTGCTAGTTTTGAACCTTTTGGAAATCATGCTTGGAAGTTAGAAATCAAGTTAGAAATGCAACCGTTCCGATATCAAAAAACTGTAGATCCTGTGGTTCTCACGGCATCTGGTACAATCATCAATCCTGGAACGATTTATTCCGAACCAATCATTGAGATTGAGGGGGATGGTGATATTTCCCTCACGATTGGCCGTAAGACCATGTATCTAGCGATTAAGACCAAGGCTACAATCGATTGTCGGCAAGGCAAGCAAAATATCTACAACGCTACTGGCGCGGTTCAGAATACTCTCAGGAAACGTGGAGGGTTCTTGGAAATACCGACTGGCAAGGTTGGTGTTTCATTTACTGGAAATGTTCGTAAGATTACTATTCGGCCGAATTGGAGGTATAAGATTTGATTTATTTAACAAATGGGAATATGCCTCTGAACGCTGCCTATGCTGATGAAATCGTTCAAGAGGATAACAGCACCTACCAATTGACCTTCCGTTTTCCGACATCCGATCTCTTATGGGAGCAGTTGAAGGAAGAGATATTCCTAACGGCTGATGATCTACACGGTGAGCAGGATTTCGTCATCTTTGAGGTAGAGAAGAAGCACGGTTATATTCAAGTCTATGCGAACCAGGTGTTCACCCTCTTGAATAACTATGTGGTCAATCCTATCTCTTTGGATAGACAGACTGGCTCAACTGCTCTCAGTCGTTTTGCTGGAGCGATCACTCGTAACAATCCATTCTCATTCTTCTCTGATATTGAAGACAGACACACCTTCAATATCGGCTCTAATAATGCCATGGAAGCCTTCGCGAAAGATAAGCACTCTATTATTGGCCAATGGGGTGGTGACCTTGTACGGCATGGCTACCAGGTTCGACTTTTAAAAAATGGCGGTTCAGAAAATGAATCGCTTTTTATGTATAAGAAAAACCTGTCTAGCTATCAGCATAAGACATCTACTAAATCTTTGAAGACTAGAATCACCTTCAAGACTACCGTCAAAGGTGAGGGAGAAAAGGCGCCTGACCGCAAGTTTTCCGTGGTCGTGGATAGTCCGCTCATTAACAAGTACAGTCAAATCTACGAAGATGTGATTGAGGTTAATGATGAGGACGTGAAAGATGAAGCGAGCTTGCGAAAATATGGCGAGCAGTATTTCAAGACATCGCTCTGTGACATGATGGAAGATAGCCTTGAGCTTGAGGTCGTTGGCCAGAGTGACGTGCCTGTCCAGATGTATGACATTGTGAGCCTGTTTTATGAGATCTACAATCTGGATGTGCGCAAGAAAATCACCAAGTACACCTATTCGCCGATGGCCAAGAAGCTGAAATCTATTGGATTCGGTAAATTCCAGTCAGGTCTTGCGAATGCAATTGGCAACGCAGTGAGTGATGCCGTCAAGGGTGAAGCCCAACAACTTCAAGATGATTTTGAAAGGCAGTTAGCCAGAGAACTCAAGAATGCTGACCTTGTATTTGACCGTAAAACTGAAGAACTGAAGAACGAGTTTGAAGATGGGTTGAATGCTACTAGAGCTAAAGCCGAAGAAGTCAAGCAAGAACTATCTGACACTATCAATCAGCGTTTCAACAGCTTTGACAACGGCCCATTACAAGAAGTCAAGCGCAGGGCTGAAGAAGCGTTGCGAAACGCTGGCGCAAGTACCCTGCTTGCACAGGAAGCCAAGCGGATTGGTCTAGATTCTGTTGCCAAACTTGAAGAATTCAAGAGACAGGCTACGAGCGCTCAGACGGCTTTGTTGGGCGATTTGGACGTTCTGAAACGAACTATCGCAAACGATATTCGACCGAAGCAAGCACAGGCTGAAGCTGAGATTTCCAAGCAAGTTGAAGCACTTGTTCAGACCAAAAAAGAACTGGCTGGCGTCAAATCAGCTCAGTCAACGTTTGAGCAGAGCACGACTCGCAGACTGTCAGAACTGACCAACTTGGCCAATGGTAAGGCAAGTAAGTCAGAACTCACGCAGACAGCCGAAGAGCTGACTAGTAAGATAGCGAGTGTGCAGGTTGCGCATAGAAATCAAGGAGACCGTGTCTCAGCAATTGAATCCAACTTCAAACAGCGTGCTGATGCACTAGATGCTGGTGTGAACCGTCTGACCGAAGGTCTCAGAACCAAAGCGGATATCAGCTCACTCAATGTGACTGCTGAAAATATTAGGCAATCTGTGAAGAGCCTTGAAACAAACACGCAGAACAAGCTAAATCAGAAGTTGAGTCTGGCTGAATTTGAAGTGCGTGCTGGTTCGATTCGTCAGGAAATCTTGAATGCAACAAAAGACAAGGCAGATAAGACTTTAGTTATATCTGAAGCCGGGAAAATTCGTGAGGAATTTTCGAAGATGAAGGTCGGTGGGCGAAATTATGCTGAAGACTATGACTTTTCAAGAAGTCTTTGGCAATATAGTCAAGGCGATAGTAGTCCACAAGATTGGACCATTTTGAATGGCGAATACAATGTTAAAGGCACGACTAAAACTTGGAAGCAGATGCAAATCCACTCAAAAGAGGGGAGTCGAGCTTCAGGTAAGAGTTCGACAGCTCTTCTTGATTTAGAGATTGGCGAGACTTACACCCTCTCATTTCAAGGGATTTGCTACTCTGGCTCTCCCAATGTCTGGCTCTCTTTAAGAGCTAATCGAACAGCACCAGGTAATCCTGAAATCATGTATGGCAATTTTAATCTCACGTCTAGCTGGCAGACTTATCAAGTCACTATCCCAGCGCTGACCAGGCCTGATAATTTTGACTTCTGGCGAATTATTCTGGGCTATAACGAGATTGGCCATGTGGCATTTCGCAAGGTCGAATTGACCAGAAGTTCTACTCGTATAGATGCAGGACCTGCTCCTGAAGATGGCAAGACTGACCTTGTCGTAGCTAAGTCTGAATTTGAGAAGACGGCTGAAGGTCTGAGCGCCAAGCTGGCAGCAATCGAAACTTATGTAGGACAAGATGGCCAGCGACAAGAAGCATTGCGAAGATACACTCGAGAAGAGAGTGCTAAGCAAGCGACTGCTGTCCGTGAGTTAGTCACCAGAGATTATGTAGGCAAAGCAACCTATCAGGAAGACGTGCGAGGCATTGAGCGTAGGCTTGAAGCTATTACCAACTCACAAAATGGATCGATCGCCACTCAGATTGCCAAATACAAAACAGCAGTAGACGGACGATTCGCAGACATCACGTCAATGATTTCTGGCAAGGCTAATCAGACAGACTTCCAGAGAGTCAGAGAGACAAGCCAGCTCTATGAGCGAATTTTAGGCAATACTGAAAATGGGATTACGGATAAGGTCGCTCGTATAGCCTTAACAAATCAGCTATTTCAGGTTGAGGTGTCAAAGGCTTTAAAAGGTGGCCGGAATTATATCAGAAATGGTCAATTTAAGAACGGTTCGAAAAACTGGCTTGAATATCAATCTGTTGATTTTGGTTTGAATTTCAACTATCAACACTCTCAAAATCCTAATAATCGAAATCATCCAGGACTACACTTCTATCACGAATCTCAAGATGTTGCTAATTTTTTTGGAATTCAGCAATCTTTGGCATTTGATGGTGTTCGAGGTGAAAAGGTGAGTGTATCTCTTCTTGTTTCAAAAGATGGTGGTGATAGCAACAGTGGCTTGAAAGTCGCTTTGCATTATATCAAAAACAAAAACATTATTGGGCAAGAGTGGCAAAGTATCCCAAGTCCACAAATAACATCGAAGTATAAGCGTTTCACATTTACGTTTACTTTATCGGACGATGTCGAGAATCTGAACTTGATGCTTTACGGAGAAAAAGGGAAGACCATTAATCTCTATGTGACAGATGTTCAACTCGAAAGAGGTTCTGTCGCGACGGACTACAAAGAAGCTCCCGAAGACACAGACGAAGCGATTCGCTCGGTTCAGAGTCAATTGGATGGTTCATGGTCGGTTCAAAATCTGACGAGTGCAGGTGCTTTGGTCTCAGGTCTCAATCTTGGAGCCAATGGTCATAATCGACTTGACGGGAAATTGACTCATATCACTGGAGAAACCTTGATTGATAAAGCAGTTATCAAGTCGGCGATGGTTGATAAGCTGAAAACGGCCAATTTTGAAGCTGGTTCAGTGACCACGGTTGTTTTGGATGCTGAAGCTGTTACTGCGGAAAAAATAAAAGTTGACCAGGCTTTATTTAATAAGCTTGTTGCAAATGAAGCTTATTTGAGTCAGCTTTTTGCGAAGCAAGCCTTTATTAACCGTGTTCAGAGTGTTGCGATTGATGCAAGTCAGGTTCGTTCAGGTATTTTAAGCGGTGATAGGATTTATGGTGGGACTATCCGAGGTACAAATATTTACGGTGGAACATTAACAGGCCACACTAAAATCCAACTAGGTTCTTACGGTTCGTTTGATACAGTGAATGGTGGTTTACAGATTAACGTACCACGAGACTATAATGCCAAAGATGGGTTGGGTGTCCAGTTCATTGGTTCTTATGGCCGTGGCGAGAATGTCCCTTACGGCCTTTTCATTTACAAGGACTCGGATTTTACTACTGGCGGTTACGCAAGCAGAAGTGATGACTTCCTATTAACAGTAGAGGGATACATCAAAGCGAACGGAATTGGCTGGTTTAAGACCGGCAAAGGGTCTATCGATGGATCAAGCACAGCAACTATTGGCTATTGGAATTCATCTGTTTCTATGGATTTTGGTGGTTCAGGAAATGATATTTACTATAGTTATAACGGTAAAGCATACAGCTTGTGGTCAGTTGTTAATCAGCATTTTTCAGACCGACGTCTGAAAGAAAACATCGTTGATTGCAAGCACAAGGCTCTTGATTACATCCAGCAATTCAAGTTCAAGGAATACGACTGGAAGAAGCAAGAAGATAGACCACGACAAGCACACACGAAGATTGGATTGATCGCTCAAGAGGTTCAAGCAGTGGATTCTACGCTCGTCTATGAGAATGGAGATACGCTGAACCTAGACAATCTCAGATTGACCAATATTGCACTCAAAGCTATTCAGGAGCTTGCTCTTGAAAATCAAAAACTTACACACAGATTGGAGAACTTAGAAAATGAATACAGAACAGCTTAACCGCGCACTTCGGATGACAATCAACGACTTATCCAATACATCAAACGGTACAATGGTTGCAAATAATCTCTTGAGCATTCAGTTGGAAGAACAATTGGCTGAAAATCAAAGACTTCAAGCACGAGTGGATGAGCTGGAAGCTCTGCTTGATGAACAAACTAAACCAGCAGAAGGAGTATAAACATGGCAATCAATGGGTATAATCTATCAACAAAACCGTACTTAAGAATTTCTGGTTCTAATGTTGAGACCGTGGTAGAAATTCAATTATCAGAAGGAAATCGCTACAGCACTAACTCACGATCGTTCCCTGGAGATCGTACAAACGAACCAGAAGATGTCTTGATTCAAGATGTGCTGGATGTTCTCAAGTCTGAATTGGACCCAAGCTCTGCAATTGTGCAGGCGCAGAATAAAATTGAACAAGCTGAGCAACAGATTGCACACAACAAGAGCGAGCAGGACAGACTTTCTGCGCTTGCAAATAAAATTGACAAAGTCGTGCGTGTCATGGCTCAAGATTCTATCATGGGTGAAAAAATCTCCTACGGAACAACCTACAAGGAACTTGTCGAACTCTTCCCACTTGTAGAGGAAGGTAAGGTCTATCAACCGGGTGATATGTTTGTGATTGAAGATCCTGAACACGTCGAATTGAATGGCGAAGGAAAGCGTGTCTTGATTCAGACAAATCAGGCTTTTACTTACAAAGGCGAATCTATCAAGCAACTTGAAGGCGTACCATCTCAAAATGGTTTACTTGCCGTCTGGAAATGGGATGGAACAAAAAACGAAAATGATCTTGAAACCACTCGAGTTCCTGCACAGTAGATTGGAAGTGGTCTGATTGGAATTACTAGCATTTTTGGACAAATTGAGTCCGATTCTAATCGTGATTATTCCTAGCTATTTCTCTTTTAAAAGCACGCAGAATACAAAAGAGACTGACAAGCAAATCAGTCTCTTATCTGACAAAATTAGCGCTATTGAAAAGACAGTCTCAAACGTTGAGAACATTGGCAAAGATAATAGCAAAGGATTGAGTGTTATTGGAAAAGGTCTTCAAAGATTACAGCGTTTTCGATTGCAAGAAAACCTAAAAAAAGCAATTAGACGAGGCAATACCAATCAGCATGAGATTGAGGAATTGTCTCGTCTTTATGAAAGTTATGTCGAGCTTGGTGGCAATGGAGCCATCAAGGTACTTTATGAAAAATTTCTAGCATTGGAAATTGTGGAGGAAAATATAAATGCAACAGATTAGTGAAATCATCACGAATGGAGCAATCAGCATCCTAGTCATTTTGGCAGGGGTGGCAGTTAAAGCAGTCAAGGACTACCTTGTCAAAAAAGGTGGAGAGAAAACCATCAAAATTGTCGAAATCTTGGCTAAGAACGCAGTCAACGCCGTTGAGCAAGTCGCCTCTGAAACTCGCTATAAAGGCGAAGAGAAGCTGGAACAAGCACGAACTAAGATTCGTGCAGAGCTCAGTAAATACAACATCAGCATGACTGACCGCGACCTTGATACATTTGTTGAGTCAGCGGTTAAAGAAATGAACGATGCTTGGAGAGGGGAATAGAAATGGTCGAAATCATTAATAATACAATTTTCAATGGAATTGCAGGTTCTCGTCCAACCGAAAAACCAAAATACTACATCATGCACAATGATGCGGGTTCTATGAGTGCTGAAAGCTATGTGAATTGGTTGCAATCTCGATACGATAACGGCCAATCTGAACTTGGTTTTGCTCATTACTACATCACTCGTGATGCAATCGCTCGCGTTGAAGATACCTACAATGGTACCTGGAGCGCTGCGAACTATGATGCTAACATGAACTCTCTTAGCTACGAAGTATGTCAGCAGTACAACTCAACAGATGCCGAGTTTATCGAAAATGAAAACATGGTATTGCGCCAAATGGCCGAAGACATGACTTACTATGGTGATACTCCGAACTATTCAAATATCAAGTTTCACAATGAATTTTCTAGCACATCATGCCCCGCTCGTTCCCTTGAATTGCACGGTGGCTACAATGATAGCTTGCGTGACTATGTGATTGCTAAAATAAAGCATTATCAGTCGCTCGGTTCAACTGTTCAAGAAATGCTCGATAATGAGGGCAATCAGGAAGGTTGGAAGAGAAATTTAACTGGTTGGTGGTATGTCAACGCAGATGGAAGCTACCCAACAAATAAATGGCAGAAGATTGACGATGTCTGGTATTACTTCGACAGCAACGGTTACATGAAGGCTAACGCTTGGCACGAGCACACAGATGGCTACTTTTACTACTTGCTCCCAAGTGGTGCAATGGCCACTGGATGGGCGCTTATTGCTAACAAGTGGTACTATTTCAAAGAAGATGGTAAAATGGCCACTGGTTGGGTTAAGTACAAGGAACATTGGTACTACCTCGATGCCAAGGACGGCGACATGAAATCCAAACAGTTCATCAAATCAGCTGACGGCTCAGGCTGGTAC